CAGGTTGCAATGTGTGAGCACCAACGTTCATCACTAGGTCACCTGTTACTGAATTATAGTCAGCATTGGAGACATTATAGTTAACTATCGGTGAAGCACCAACATTAACAGTGATTGTGGAGATTGTACTCGAAGTAATAGCAATAGATTTACCATATGCAGGGTCACCTTTTCTTGGATACTTGTGCTTCGAAGCATGCTCATCCATTGAGCAGGTGAATGTTAATGATTCTTCTGCAATAGTAATGGTATTTGCAGTAGTTAATCCATGATTAGGTATGGTAATAACTAAATTACCATCTCCAGGAGTGTAAACTACGTTAGATGGAGTGTGATTACCACTACCATTGTCTGTTACAGCATTAGTAGCAGCAGTAACGAAGGTATGATCGTAATTACCACCAGTGTAAATAGCGTCAAGTTCTGATCTTACATACTGATGAGTATGCTGACGACCATTTAATTGGATAAGAGACTTATCTTCTTGGTTAAGATACAGATTAGCAGCATCCCAAGTCTTAGAGTTACCACCCTTCCTTAGGTCATGTGCGACTGCATTTAGAATATCTAATACATCATCAACACAATTCTGAGCACCATCAGGAACACCGAAGTTAAGATACTTCGATAGGTCATTCATTGTATGAACTGCTTCCCAAGCAATAACATTAGCATTACGCTCAAGCATATCAGCAGCATCTAACAACCTATCATTATCGGTTCTTTGGGCATTATAACCTTCAGAGTCGATAGTAATGGTAGCATCTCTGTATACAGTCAGTTCTGTATACTCATTAACATAATAATCATCTTGATACTCGGATGATACACCAAGTTCAGCAGCAGTACTACCCTTAGTTACTAGAGTGTTGTTGACCGCATGCTTACAAAGCTTAGCAACATGGTTATATACATCTATTACAGCACTTAACTCATTATCAATAGAGTAAAGTTCACTATTAGCATTCATGAACTTAGCTGTGACGTTCCTGATCGCAGAATTACCACCAGTAACTAGATCAGCAATGACAGCTGGAAGTATATAAGTCTTTATCTCATGAGTACACTTATTGGGGTTCGAATTGGGGTTTGTATAGAAGTCATATACAGTGCCATTAATATCCTTCGTATATGTTGCTTCTAACCAACCTACTGCTTCAGCAGCAATTACATCACGGTTCTTCCAAATTAGGTCACCAGCGTCTCTGAATCTCTGTCCAGTAGGTCCAATAATATCACCTACCTCATCAGCAAGAGCAGAAATTTCATCCTGAATGGATTGAGATATAGGTGAAGAGAAGTTATTAGGTATACGAAGTATGTCAGTAAACTTAGTAGGATTACCATCACTATCAACACCATAGTTCTCAAGATCTGTACTTGTAGTAGTCAGAACATAGTGACAAATAGGTGCTAGTTCTCTATATGTGTAAATTGACTGTAGTACTTCATTAGCAATATGCTCAAGACCCTCATAAGCAGTTAGATAAGATCTCGCAGCAAGTGTACTATTGTAGTTACCACCATAACGTATATCATCAATAATACCTTTTAAGATATGTTCTTTTGTATCCCTTAAACAGAATGTAGTACCCTGTTGAGGACCAACACCATCAGCGGTGTCACCTGGCATCAACAGATCAGGATACTTAGCCTTCATCTTATTAACTGCTGTTTCAGCAATCCATGCTCTATTAAGTTCGAGCATATCAGCAGCCTTACGATGCTCATCTCTAGAAAGCTGAACATCCTCAACAATTATTTCCTTAGTGGCATAATTAACCTTCTTAGCTGCAGCAGCAGAGTTTGTCGTTCCAGTAAAGGTTGCATAAACATCCTTATCACTCATGATGATAGGATGCTCATTACTCATAGAGAATGAGATATTATCATTAGTGCTAAAGATAACTGGAGGAGTAAATGTTGCTGTGTAGTTAGATACACCCTTAGTGATAACAAAGTTATCAATATGACCTTGATAGAAGTTGGCACCTGCTTGGTCAGCACCAATGGTCATCTTCCTCTCAAAATAATTATTGGTGTCAGTGTAATCAGATCCTACCTGAACACCACCAACCCACAATTTAGTAATACCAGAAGTCTTAGATACTGCTACGTGAGTCCATGTACCAGCACTAATTCCATGAGAACCACTGATACGATCAGCGTTATCATAGGCAAGTTTGATACTACCACCATCAAGATATAGACTTAAAGATCCAGTCTCACTAAGTCCACTTGTACGGAAGTCAAACAGATACTGTCCACCAGTTACTGCCTTGGCCTTGATCCACATCTCTATAGTAAAGTTATCAGTACCAAATGCATTTACATCAGATAGATCATGAGTAAGATATGCTTGTGATTCTAATAATAGAGAGTTAGTTCCACTACGCTTATCAAGTGAAGTTAATGTTGCTTTCGCTGGATATACAGTAAAGGAATTTGGTACTGCACTTACAAAGGTGTGAGCATAATCACCACCAGTAATAATAGCATCTTCACCACGTACAAAGGTGTGTAAAGTAGTGTTAGTAGAAGGTTGTGTACTTAAGACCTGAACAATAATAACACCACCATCTTGCTTCGTAATATTATTAGAAGTTGCACTTACAAAAGTGTGAACTGAGGTATCGGGAGAAACACCAATCTGAACACCAATAGTATTATTATCAACAACTGAAATAGGTAACCACTGATAACTTGCTGGATCAGTTGTTCTAGGATAAGTATGCTGAGTAGCATTATTATCATTAGCACATGTGAAGGTTAATGAATTATCAGCAATCTTGATCATCTCACCATTCGAGAATCCATGATTAGCAATGGTAAGATTTAAAGTTCCCTTAGTAGGAAGATATGATGCACCAGTAATTGAGTAAGTACTTGATGCAATACTATCAATGTTTACTGAAGTATTATAGAATGGGTCAGAATTTCTTGGATAAGCATGCTCTGTTTGGTTACCATCCTGATCACAAGTGAATACTAATGACTGTGGCTTAAATCTAATCTTCTCACCAACATTAAGATTGTTAGGTCCAATGGTAATTGCCATTACACCTGTATCTGGCTGATAATCAACACCAGTTGGTGTGTAATGCTTAAGTGGGGATGAACCAACGTTTACAGTAAATGTACTTGCTGTTGTCTTAATGATAGGTAATCTAACATTGTTAGCAACAGGGTCAGTAAGTCTTGGATAATCATGCTGAGTAGCATTAGCATCCATACCACAAGTAAATTTAATTGCATTTGCAGCAATAGAAACTTCATTACCTGTGGAGAATCCATGAGCAGCAACTGTTAAAGTAAGATGACCAGTAGCAGCATCATAGGTTGCGTTTGTTGGTGTAACGGTAACGTTAGAAGCACCAGAAACGTTTGTAATTCTTGAGTTAGTAATATACTCTCTATTCTGGAATGAACCAGTTAGAGCATTAGTATACAGCCAACGTAGTCCAGAGTTAGCACCCTTACATGAGAAATTAGCACCAGACTTATGACCCTTAACTGTGTCACCAGGAGTGAAGAATCCAAGTCCACCTCTATCCTTATAAGCAAACTTATAAACCCTTATGTTCTCACCTTCCTCGTAAGTACCATCGGTAACAGTAGCGAGTGAATTGATATATGCAAGACCACCACCCTCAGATACTGAATTAGCAGTAGCAGACACAAATGTGTGTGCATAGTTACCACCACTCTGAATACCGTTAGGTGTAGCAGATACGAAGGTGTGTGCATTAGTGTTAGTAACTGCACCCTGTCCACCGTTAACGTTAACAGTAATGGTTGTCTCACTAGCAGCAGTAATTTCTACAGCAGTGTCATATGCATAGTCTTCACCATCGCTAGTATTTGCTCCAGTTGCACGAGGATAAGATCCATTTCCAACAGTACCACCCTGATCACAACTAAAGGTTAATGATCCAGTAGCAATCTTAATACTTTCTCCAACTACTAAGGTGTGAGCACCAATGGTCAATACTAAATCACCACCAACAGGATCGTAAGTTGCATTCGTTACTGTGTGGTTAACAATAGGTGATGCACCGACGTTAACAGTAATAGTTGTAGCACCTACAGCATCAATTGCAATCTGCTGGTTGTAAGTTGGGTCACTAGAACGAGGATATGTCTTATTGGCAGTATTGCCATCCATCGCACAAGTGAATGTTAATGAATTAGGTTCTATCCTAACAGTATCATTAGTTGTTAAAGTATGTGATCCAATGGTTAGAACTAAGTCACCAGTGGCAGCAGTATATGATGCAGCAGTTGGTGTAAACTGAGCACCTGTGAATGAAGTAGTTGCAATATTTGCTAATGTGTCAATAGCAGTTGCTACGTTTGCACAATTAGTTCCACCTTGGTTACTACCTGAAGAGTAATCAGGGTCATAGTAATGTGCAGTAGAAGAACTGTCTAAGTAAGGTGCAGAATATGTTGTAGGATCATTCAGGTTATAACCAGCAGTATTAAGTGTCTGGTCATACATGATATTTCTCATTGCATTCTTACAGAGATCCTTAGCAGCATTAAATGCTGTAATTGCTTCTTGTGTCTCTGGAAGACCTATGAATACACCGTCAGTATTAAAGAACTTCTTAACAAACTCAACCATGTAGTAGTTGCCATCACCATCTAGGTCATCAGCAATAGCATCAATGAAGTAACCAGTGTCACGAGTACACTTAGTTTCTAATGTAGTCTGTGCTGCAGGTTGTGAAAGATCAATTAGATCAGATAGAGATGCAGTTGTTATTACCTCTGAAACATTAGTCCAAAGAGTGTTCAGTGCTGCTGTAACATCAGCACAATTATTAGCACCATAATTGGTGGAGTTAGAACCAGAAGTACCGTAATTATCTCCTGGAGATGGGTCAGCAGTAATTCCTGATCCACCAGAACCGCCTGTAGATTGCTCATTATACTTCGTATATGAAACAGAATCGATTGTCTCAGAACCACTTAATGTGTTAGTAAGTGCTTCGACCATATGATCATATGCCTTACCATAACCATAATTAATCTCATTAGCTTGAGAATTAACATACTGGAAAGTAGTACCATCTGGGAAGAACATCTGACACAATTTACGTGTATAGACTGTTCCACCCCATCCAGTATCTCTGGATAGAGCATCGATGAAATATCCAAGGTCTCTCTTACACTTAGCAGCACTAGGAATAGTAGTACCAGGATATTGAGTAATCATCTCATCATAAGACTTAGCGATGATCCACTCTCTATTCTTCTGGATCAAACGATAAGCATCCTTAAATCTACCCATCTGGGCAACTTGGTTGTCACCAGTGTGATAGAAACCAGGATAGTCAATTGCTATCTGAGAAACAGCAAAATCTATAATTTCTTGTCTATTATTTCTTATACTTCTAGCAGCATCCTTATATCTGTTCAGTGCGTCAGTTACAGGGTTACCATAAGTTACGTTGATAGAACGGATAACATCATTAACAGCAAGTGTACCACCACTTAAATTGTTATATTCGATTTCTGTAGAACGAACTTCTTCATAATCCAAGAAATCAGCGTTAATACGGTTTGCTGAATTGTTTAACTCAACAGGACTAATTGTAGTCTCTGAAATGTTATCTAGGATAACATTCTGGTTAGTAAGTGAAATAAGACGCTCAAAGACTAATCCAAAGAATGAAGAACCTTTGTTGATGATTAAAGTGTCTACAACGTCTCCGACTTTAGGATCACCAGATATAACTCCATTAACAGCATTTTGGTTAGTTACTGTTTCTCCATCTATGAAATCGGGGGTATTTTTCTTAACATAGTAAAGAACAGGTGGATTAGCACTTGCATCGAGTCTAACAACTTGTGCTTGAGCACCTGAGACTCCACCAGTGATTATTTGGTCTTCTTCGAATGCAACTGCTGCTGCCATGTTAATGGAGGTAACTGGATCTCTATAAGGTGAAATTCCAGTTATTTTAGCTGCGATCTTCGAAGATGCAGAATATATGAGATCATTAAGTAAAATATTGTAAGCACCAGTTTCGAACTCTGCAGTACCAGAAGTCTTAGAAAGTACAAGACTAGAATCGAGATTACCGTCTAAATCGAGGTTTGTCTCTTCTATAATTGCTGTATCGCCACCTAGATCAACTTTAGTGACTGTTTCGCCAAATTCGAATATAGTTGACTGATTAACATCATCAATGCTTCCAATGAATGCACTGAACCCAGTTCTGCTTACATCGACTCTAGCGTTGTTTACAAACGTTGTACCGATGATTTCGATGATATCAATACTACTTGTACTAGTATCAATGACTTTAGCACTTGAGTTAACGTTATTAAACTTAGCTGTAATGATATCACCGATTTGTGGGAAAATACCGCCGATCTGAGTTAAATTAAGTCTCTTAATCGGTAAAACGGTAATATCAACATTTCTGTAGATAACTTTAGAATCAGGACGTGGTGCTTCAGCAAATACGATCTGATTACCAACAATTTGATATGCTTCACCAGGAGATTGGATAACACCGTTTAAGGTGACCAACATCTGATTTTCTTTAATAATAATCTGTTCACCTTCTACAGTAAGGTTAAATGCCTTTGTAGCACCATCAAACTGATCAGAAATGCTATCAATCTTCTTAACGATAGAAGTTAGAATTTCCTCGGAGTTTGTTAGTCTTTTCTTCCTGAATAGAACTTCAGAGTTGTTAAATGTCGAATATATGGGTTGAGCAGCACCAAATGATGTAATTTGGTTAACATTAGTATATTCGTCAATATTAACCTGTTTGGTGAACTCAGTACCAATTCTTCGGCCAGAGATGTCCTTACCACCCGTTAATTCCAACTGACCAAACATATTAAAGCCAGCTGGGTGGTTATTCTCTAATATCTGCTTCTTCCAACGGTTGATCGGAATTTGAGACTTAATAACGTATGAGAAGTTCTGATAGAAGTAAGAATCCTGAATCTTCTGTACAATCTCAGAAGGCTTACCAACGTCATCAATAAACCTACCAGAGGTCTTAGTGATAGCGTCAATGTTCAGAATACCCTTAGCAATCTGTACATTGTCGATAATACCAGATGCTCTAGAAATTACACCCTGAACCTTGCCACCCTCGACAAAAACACCCTTAGGATTAACAACCTTAAGGATCTTAGGTCCAATCTGCCAACCATCGTTAGTTGATACAGTACCGAAGGCATTTGCCAAATCATATGACTCACCTTGGAATACTTCTTCAGATTCTAAGAATCTAGAGGTTTCTACGACTGCTTCTGCTTTACCACCAAATACCTCGGTTAATAGCACCTGTCTACCATTACCTTGTGTTAAGAAGGTGATATAGTTACCTGATTCAGCATCAGCAGGTGTTAAAGCAAATCTCAACTGGTCACTTTCTAAACCAGCAACATTACCAGCAATAGCATAGTAAGTGGTTGTAGATGACAATGAAGTCAAACCAACACTACTTGGTTTTGGTAATTCACCAACATCACTACCAATATCTTCTGCACGGAACTGAATAGCAGCACCAGTGGTTATACCATGAGGGAAGTTAAACTGTAGATAATTAAGGTCTAAGTTAACAACATATGTAAATTCTGACTTAAGTGTAACTGATGGTTGTGAGCTATATCCTGCACCTGGGTCTTTAACGATAATCTCAGATAATCTGTTGTTTTTAACAACTGCTTCTGCATCAGCACCTGTTCCACCACCACCAGCGATGACTACAACTGGTGCAGAGGTATATCCAGCACCTGGGTCAGTTATCTTGATCTCAGAGAGTATTGAGGTGTTAAAGAGTTGTAAGTTGACTGGGAATGCAATCTCAGGACGTAAAGTATAGTCATGAGAGTAACCATAACCAAATTCATTGTTTTTAAGAGTTTTGATCTTACCAATCTCTGTACCAGTCAAGAATACAGAAGCACCACTACCTTCATCAGGTATAACGACCTCTAAATCACCACCAGAACCAGATAAGGTAGATCCTAGGATTCCTGTAATACCATCAACGTCAATCGATCCAAATGTGTATCCTTTACCTGGATCAGTTAATGTAACATCAGTTATAGTACCAGAACTAGTTTCTGCATCAATTTCGACGGTAATGATGCAAAGACCACCCTCACCATCACCTATAATAGGAACTTGAGTGTATACGCCAGGTGCATACTCAGTACCACCATTATTGATCTTAATCTTCTCAATCTTACGATCTGAAGCAATATCAGAGATAATTGGTAGCTTCTTATAGAATCCACCTGGAGAGATCAACTTAATAGTGTTAATCGGACCAATTGCCTTAGTTGATGTAGTTGAGTAGTAAGAATTTGGATTATCTTGATCATCTACTCCGATTTCAGCATTATTAAATTCTGGTTCGACTTCTAGTGGGAATCTGAATTCAGTCTCACTTATAATCTCACCGATCTTAAATGTTCCGTCATATGGTGTCTTAATAACGTCAATGAAGGAGTTCTCACCAACTGGGGAGTTGGAGGATAATGTTCGGCTTGGATCAAAATAGTACGTGATATTTGTAACTTCACCACCGATTGTAAAGTTGACTATAGGAGTCTCGGTGTTAGAAGACAATCCAGGAGTTCCAGACCTCTCAATAACGTTAAATGAGTATTCCAGTTTAAACTGGTTGTCTTGAGAGAAGGATAAGAAGTATCCAAGGTTAGAAGCATCACTCATGTCAAAGACATAAGAATGGTTTCTTACCAACATAAGAGTTGGGTGCTTAGATGATATCTTAACGTTAAATATCGCATTATTGTAGAATGCTGGTTCACTGTCAGCAGCAGCTCTCATTCTGTAAGTAAAATCTCTAGAAGAGAAGACTTCTTCCACAAAGAATGAACCATTAAACTGAGCAGTAGTAAATCCTTCTACAAAGAGGATATCTGCTGCTTTAAATCTATGAGCAGATAATGCCTGACAATAGATAAGGTCAGTACGAGCATTAGCACTCCTAATAATATCCTTATCTAGATTTGCAACATATTCTATCTTCTTAACAGTAGTTACACCATTAATCTGAGCAATCTTAGGATCACCGTCTTTAGGACCAGTAGTTACAGATCCACCAAGTGAAATAACATCACCAACGATAAAGTCAGATCCAGTATAAACCTCTACAATCTTAACCCTATAATCCTCAGCATCATATGGACGGAATCTAGCATAAGAAGATATAGCATCAGACTGAGACTGCCATGTCCAAACTACAGTACCATCAGTAGCAGTACCACTAGTATGAGTAGGAGCAACAGATCCTGTTACACCAGCAGTTGTACACTTATAATTCTGTCTACCATAGTAAACTAGATCATTAAGAGCATAAGATTTAGTTGCTTGCCATAGTGGTTCAGTAGGAGTTGGCCATGGATGATCTCTTAGGTCAACTTCTATAGGACCAGCAGCACTAATGTATTGCCATATAACTGAACCGTCAGTTACGTTACCAATCTCATGGGTAGGAGCAGTAGCACCAGAAGTAGCAGTATTAGTTGCTTTATAGATCTTACCATCACTCCAAACCTGATCATCTACTGTATATGCTGTAGCAGTTAACCATTCGGCCTGTGCCCGTTCTGGGTGGAAAATTACGTCTTTGATTATATTTTCTTCACCTAGATCATTCTTAAAGAGATCGGTATCATTAAAGTTACCAAACATCTTACCGATCTTGTACTTGTTACCTAATCCTGGGTCATCTAAAGTACCAGTTGGAACCTCAACGATAGTACCATATGCCTGTACAACACCCTGAGAGTTATACTGCTGTAGTATAGATCCCTTAGTAAACTTGATATCTTGGTTAAATGTAAATTCTAATACGTTATCAATCTTCTGGAATCCAGCATCTCTAATATAGTACTTCGGTATAACAACAGCACTAACCTTGAGCTTAACTCCAAGTGGTGAAGGTACTGTAGATGTCTTAGAAGAAAATTGATGAGTATTATTAGTAAATGTGTAAGTTCCTGGTGTTAGAGTTGATATGGTATCTGACATATCAAGAATCTGTAAACCAGAAGAACCTTCTGCCCAAACTGTAATTACAGGATTAGTAAGATTATTAATATTGATTCCACTAGTCTCTGTAAATGTTAATGCCTTAGTATAGACTGTTGATGGGAATGCACTGTAAGCACCTCTCTTATCATGCAATCTATCAAATTTGATTAGATTGATTTGAGAATCATCAGACGTAATAGCAAATTGAGTTGTTGGTAGTGTAAATGAAGCACCAGTAAAGACTGCATTAGGTTCGATAACTAAATCATCGATACTACCCAAGAAGCAGTTACCAGTAGCAGGTGTAGTCTTATTAGCACCAATATAAACGTCATTAAGACCAATTTCAGTTGCAACAGTTGCTGTACATACCTGAATACCATCAAAATAAACAGAATAGGTGTAAGAACCAAGAGAAGGTGTCTCTTTAACTACTGCCCAATGATGGAATGCACTATCTTGTAAAGTTGTCCAATAAGTAGATCCAACAGAAGAAACAGTTGATCCACCACCACCCTGAGGTGCGATGGTCATTTCGATCTTACCTAAGTTGCCACTAGCAGCATTACCATCTACTGTTACTACTATACTGTTTCCTAAAGCATCATCAATAGTAATCATCTCAACTTTAGGGTTGTTAGAAGCATGAGATGCTTCCATCAAACTCCATACAGATGTAGTCCAATTAGTTGTTATGCCTGCACCAGCATGCTTCATATAAGCTGGACCACCAGAGAACTTAAGTGACCCACCACCAAACTTATAGTCTGCATTATTGTGCAAGACTTTAGTCGCATCTGAGAAGGTAGTAGTTACATTTGCTTGCTTACTACTATCTTCTATAAGACCACTAAAATCTACTGCAGAGAGAATAGCACCTGTGGCAGTTCCACTACCACCGAAGTTGGTATCTAAGGTTACTGTAGTTCCAGTTGCTGTTAAAACTTTTATACCAGCGGCAAGAGTCACAGTTCCACCACCGCTGGTTATTGAGACAATATCACCAGTAGCAAGACTAGTAGCATTACTTACATTAGTAATAGTTGCAGCACCAGCAGCAATATCACCAGCAAAGGAGATAGGTGAAGCATCAAAACGATTTACTACTGTCTGGATTGGTTTCTGTTTATTAGCAGCGATGATAACGTCACCAGAGTTATCTACAACATGATTCCTTGTCTTAAATCCAATATCATCAGTATCTTTAATATTAGTACTCTGAAGAAGGGTTCCATCGTACTTAAACGACATAACAACCGCTTGTAAGTCATTATCACTGTACTTAACATCAGTAACTACACTAACGTTACCAAACACATCAACATTAATTCCTGCATGATTAATCGACTCATAAGTTCCTGTAGGTTGGATAGTCTTAGAGAAATAGTACTCAGGAGTTGTTGGGTTTGTAGAAAGTTGATTTAAAGCAATCTTAAGGAAGGAACAACCATAGAACTTGGTTCCATTCCACATATCGCAGATGAAGAAGAGATCATTGTACTCATCAATCTGGAAACGAGGACGTTTTACGTCACCACCACTTATAGCAAGTCTCTTAACATAATTGAGTTCGATGTTAGCACCATCGTACTGCATTTCACCAAATATAAGGTCATTATTGTCCTGATCAACACCACACCAGAGCATCTTATTGTCTCCGATGTAATGGAGTTGCTCCATTCTCTCACCTTCGCTGTTAGAAGCGAATTTCCTCTTCTCAACAACATCACCAGTGTTATTGAGCTGCATAACCCAAATATCATAGGGATCTACAGCATTAGTGTCTGTCCAACCACAAATATAGATTCTTTGCTCATCATCCATGTAGATGTCACCAGCATAGTCTCTACGTGCTACACCAGAAACACCAGCAATCTCTTTCTGCCATCTAACAATACCTTCTGGATTATTTGCATTATCAAATCCAGATTCATACTTAGCAATCAAAATATCGGGATTATATGATGCAGTACCTTGAGATTCGGTTTCACCGATCATATAAAGAAGATTATTCTCTTCAGATGTCTCATCAAGGTAAATAGACTTCCAACGTGCTACCTTATCAGATGCAGTAGGTAAGAGAGTTCTATCCCAGACCATTACACCCAAATCAGTGAACTTAGCAAGGAATGCAGCACTATCACCATTAGTTTGAGTTAATTCACCACAAACATACATGTAACGGTCAGTTGCCATTACAATATCGAATACTTCTATCTTAGCAGCAGCTTCATAGTACTCAGACAACCAATAATATGTTTTCTTGTATTGCTGAGGATGTGAAACCCTAATTTGGGGTGGATTGTCTTCATCGTACCCATAACCAGAGTTAACGATGTTAACTTCACCAACTTTACCTGTAGTCTCATCTAAGACGATATTAAAGTTAATATCTTGTCCCTGAGAGGTAATAATCTCATATGTTGGTGGAAGTTGGGTATTATAACCAATACCAACCTGAGTAACAGTAATATCTTCGATACCTGTTACAACGGACATATAAAAACGCTTATTCGTGTTATCTGTGATAACTTTCGAATTTACGATAATTTCATCCTGTGCAATCAGTTCATGCTCAGTTGCAGTCGTAATTTTACCATATGGGATGTCATTAATGATTTCTTTCTGATATCCATTAATAGTACGTCCCTGAACAGACTCAATTATGGCAGAAGCACCAAAACCGTCAGTTCCTGTATTATCAAAGTATAAAGTGTCATTTACCTGATAAGATTGACCAGCATTCTCTACAACGAATCCATCAATCCTAGCATTCTCAAATTTAGTCGTTGTATCAACTTCTATATCAACTCTTGACTCAGTAGAGACACTTGGGAAGTAATCATAGATTTGTAGAGCAGCTTCTTCAGTTATAGCTTGCTCATTAGCAATTTCAGCAGGTGAGATAATAGCATCACCGTCTATATCCTCAATTTCGAAGATAAGTAGGTCACCCTCTTTCTCTGTTACAAATGAATCAGATTCTTCGTTAGGTTGACGATCAATATCGATATCAACGTTAACATATGGATCTCTGAAACGTGCAACGTCTGCAGGAATGTTTTCCTGTACAGCCTCAAGTGAAAGGTTCCATGTATCAACAACAGAGTTGTACTCAGGACCAATAACATAAGGGAATACTGGAAGACCAGCATCTGACTCATCAATCGTTACAAAGTATGCATATGTACCAGCAGGATAGTCTGGAGTCTTACAAAAACGTCCATTGTAAGGGTCTAGATCACCTTGTTGGAATGTGTACTTATAATCGTTGACAAAATTACCAGCAGGATATGTGGCAAGATCTGGACCGTCAATTCTAGCTGGAGTGGGGTTGGTGTCGATATCATATACAACTTCTGGTTTTAAAGTGTAAGAAGAACGCATTCTTCTGATACCACTGTTTTGATCTGTAGGATCAATGTAACCATAAGGACCATAAATTGGGTTACCATCAAATGCCCATCCAATGATAGGAGAGTGTTCGATATTTGATGGAACTTCTTGGAAATTCTGTGTTGCAGGATTTAGGAATACATTATCACCAACAACATAACGTAATTCCTTAGGATCGGAGACATGAGCGTATTCACCACCAAACTGGTTATTAAATCCAGCAAATACGTACCCACGAGCAACGTCATACTTAGATGCTAGATCATACTCAACATTCTTTCTCCATTGATAAACATCAGCAGTAAATGTTGCTAATTGACCAATTGCTTCCATTCTAACAGTGGTCATACCTTGTGTATAACCTACACCCTTGTTAGTAATGGATATGGAGATTACCTTACCCTTATCTTCACCAATTGTTCCAATAATAGCAGTTGCTTGAGCACCAAATCCATCACCATTGATATAAACCTTAGGTGCTGAAGTATAAGCATCTCCAGAGTTAATAATAGCGATAGATACGATTCTACCATTGATAACGATGGGTTGTGCTAATGCACCTTCACCAGAGTTCAGTTTAATGGTCGGTTTAGACGTATATCCCGATCCAGTACTAGATAGGGTCACTGCACTGATTGGACCTCTTACAGAGGCAACAGCAAGGGCACCAGAACCGTTTCCACCAGTGATTGATATAGTAGGTTGGGCAGTATATCCAGTTCCTGGGTTTTCTACAAGAATTCTTGTTACTCTACCGTTAGTAACAACAGCTTGAGCAGTTGCACCGCTACCACCACCACCAACAATCGAAATTAGAGGTTGTTCTGTGTATCCAGTACCTTCAGCAGTAACTGCAACAGAATCTAGCGATCCATTAACAGTAACAGTCGCTGCAGCACCTGTACCGCCACCACCAGAGATTTCTAGTGCAGGTTTTGATCCAGCATCATAATCTTGACCACCACTTTCGATATTAATTCCAGTTAAAGGACCATAAGTGACAAATTCAGCAGATTTGTAAGACCAAGCAGAAACACCATTAACCCATGCACCAATTGGGGTATTTGGAGCAACTGATGTCCTTGTGGAGATAGTTTCTACTGTTCTAGGAAGACGAAGCAGTTTACGCTGGTTTCCTGGAATCATAGCAGACCCACTGAAAGGACCAACCTTATAATTGGGCAATCCAGAGGCAGCAACGTAAACGTAATCGTTATTAAAGAAAGAGTTCTGTACGTTAGAGGTGAATAATGAAATTACCTCATCAATAGTCTCTACAGATGACTTACCACGGTTTAGGTCAACAGAAAGTAGTATATTACCCTGTGGGACAATAGTCATTGGGGTAGGTATACTATAAGAGAAGGAATAGTCGTCTAAACGAGCAGTAACCTCAAATGTACCGTTATAAACAGCAGGGTTTGCACCATAAATGGTAACTTTGTCTTCTACAAGCAAACCATGGGCATTGCTTGTGACAACAGTCGCAGTTTGGTTGTTAAGACCACCAGGAGTGATGCTAGTAACGCTAATTAACTTCTTAACGTTGTACAACCATGACTGTAGACGCTCATCATCAGCAGTAGAACCTAAAGCAGCAACATTTAACTTATCTCCAGGCAAATAGTAGGAACCACTGTCTTCTAGGACGGTTGTACCCGCTTCTGCGATACCTAAGACACGTAATTTGACTTCTTCTTCAGTTCCTTTGTTTGCATAGACGAAAATGTCCGAATAAATGACTGTACCAGGATCCCAATCCTCTACAACAGCATTTTTAGACCTAGTACACTCAATAAACTGGTTTAGTGACTTTTCTTTGTACTGAACGGTCTCTTGATCATTAATAATGATGGTTCCGTTCTTTTCTGGCCATCCAATAGTCGAGTCAACGGTAATTATGTTCTCTGTAGTCGTTAATGGCTCTACAAGACCCGTTTTATAAGGAATCTTAAAAGTACCGCTCAGAGTTTCTTCAGATATTGCTAATTCGTAGATAACATCAATTCCTTCGATGATAGAAATGACATTTTCGATCAAAACCGATGCATCTTTGACATTTTGGTCAACAGGATCCGCTACCTGCACTAATTGTGCGTTTGTGAGGTTAGCAGGATCACCAGAAATCAGTTGAGCACGTAAAATAGTGTCAACAACCCATGAAGCATCAGATGGTTTGATAAGTTCGTCTCTAGGATAGAAAATATCAACTTCTTCACCAAATAAAATCTTAAATAAGTACTGTGCAGCAGTTTTCGTACCTTTAGCAAGGTAGAAATCCTTAATTGTCTTAATAACCTGAATCGGATTGACTTGAGTGTAGTCAATATTGATTGTAGGCATGTATTGACGACGGAACTTGTCAAATACCTTACTAATAATTTGAGAATCAAGATTATTGACTACTGCACCAGCTAAATGGTTGGTCTGTGAGAGTTGTGATTCCTTTGCATAAACCTGATTGTTATACTTATCAAAAGTGACAACATCAGATACTCCTCTAGAGCATCCATTAAGGGATGACGGTTCATATTCTTTACCAGAAGACAAAATACTGAATCCAGTGACTTCACCGAATCCAACATCACAAGATGCCTGTGCTGATAATGGTTCTGCGATGTAAACCTTTGGAGGTTCAGTATCTGAGTAACCAGTACCAAAACTTATGATGTTAATATCAGTAATTTCACCGTTAAAGATAGTTGCTGCTGCTTCAGCACCAGTACCACCAATCGGTTCACCCAATGAACCCTTACGATCATCTACAATGTAGACAGAAGGTGCATCAGTATATCCTTTACCACCAGTTAGGAGGTTAATATTGGTAACACTACCATTTGCAACAGTAACATCTAGAACTTGAGCACCAATTGGTTGTACAACCCTTGCTCTAGGTGGAGTAAGATATCCACGACCTCTATTTGTGATAGTAACAGCTACAACTTCACCATCTGGAGATACTGTGCAATCAGCTTCTGCATCAATACCACCCTCAGGTGCTTTATCGATATAAATTGTTGGTGGATTGCTATATCCTATACCACCATCAGTGATTGTAATGGATGCACCGTTTAAACGACCCTCACCATCTATGGTTGGATCAGTAATAATGGCACCACTAGGGTTAACGAAACTAATAGCAGGAATAAAATCATAACCAGAACCAGAATTTGCGATCTTAATGGAATCAACCTGTCCTGTGACATCATCTACGGTAATTGTCGCAGTAGCACCAGACCCATTAACCATATCTGTTGGTTGTGTGATCTTTACCTTAGGTGGGTTATATGAAGTATAACCTTGACCTCCATTAATTAGTTTTATATCCTTAATTCCAGCGACTAACGTCCTCGCTGCTGCCCCAGTACCTTTTTCGGTACTAGATGTAATTGCAACTTTAGGAGCAAAGTTTAGTTTGTAACCTTTACCACCATTTTTGACGTTAATTGCCTCAATCTCACCATTTACACCAACACTAGTGACTGCATATGCACCAGTACCGAAGGCAGCAGACACATATTCGATAGAACGGATATGGAAAGCATCCTGATTAGTGATATTGACGAAAAACTTGATCTTACTGTTGTTATCAGTCAACACATAGTCAATATATGGTTTCTGAAGGACACCATTACGGTTAACAATCAAACCAATTTCAGAAATTGGAGAATATGGAAGATTCTCATAGCTTAATGCCATAGAATCATCACCAGCAATATCAAATACGTTAGGATAAGTTAATTGTTTTACAACAGAGTCAGCAAAACCGATATAATAAACGATTTGACATGATCCAACGGAGTCAGTACCAATTCTAGCTCTAGGTGGATTAGCAAATGTAATCTCACTACCACCAATTGAGTAATCAACATCAGGAACCATGCTGACGTTGTAAACAGTAACAGCAAGGTGATCAGCAGAAACTGGTGATACAGGAGTTCCTAAGAAATTGAGAGGGAATGTAGTTCTAACTCCATCAAATTCTTGGATTGGGTTTTCTAGCTCTTGTCTTTTCTTATTAAATTCTTCTAATGATAGTCCTGGAGTGAGGATAGCGTCAGGACCACGAACTGTATTCTCATAGTATATTACTTCATTATCAATCATCACAGATCCATCACGATCCATGAATCCATCAATAGACTCAACTTCGATTAATGTATTTGTTGGGTCAACATCCTTAATTAGAACTGTAGTTGATGCTAAGACCTTTTGATCATAGTCATCTAAGTCCAAATAATTGAGAAGATTATTTAGAATATTGTATGGACGACCTGTCTTCTCTTGAGACTTGTAGTACTCAAATAAGAAGTTGACAAATTGTTCATCCTCTTGTCTGATAAAGGCGGGAAGTTGATTCTCGACTCTATCGGAAATATTTACTGTTTTTGCAAACATCTATCTAGAAGCAGCTCGTGATTTCTGGATACGTAAATGCATCCACTGGATATTCGATAATATTTATTGGGGTTCCACCATAGCTCCAACCACTAAAGTTATTAGGATCGAAGTTACTGACAGTAGTTGGGTTAGTAACAAAATCAATGGGATATACTTCTGGATTAAAGATCGTAGGATCAACGCCAGGAGGTATAATGATAGAATCAGTAATAGGATGAACTACTACAGGGATTCTGTTCGTTCCATCACCAGTATCTGCTACATTAAGAGGTCCTACACAAACGATACCTTTACTGTAGTCAATAGTACCAATGCTTGAGTTCAGCACAACCTCTTTCTCATTACGAGTAGCAACTAACAGTAAGTTGCCTTTACCATCGTCTCTGATATTTACAGGAACTAGAACCTCAGTTGTCCTTGTACCAGAAGCGTAAATTACCTCATCTGCTGGTGTTGCAGTTTCATATGCAGTTTCACCAGAAGCCACTAGATCAGCAAGATTCTCTGTATATCCAGTAGCATAAAACTTACCAGACTTCATAGAAGAGAACTTAGGTGGACAGGTAGAATCTCCTGCATCGTTACCACCAGTATCACTTGGGTTAGTAATAGGATTACCAAAATCAAGACATTGCGTAAAGATATTACCAAAAGTGAATTGATCAAGGTTTTGACCCATAGTAAACTGTGTAGTGCTTCCACTGATAGCATCATCAGAAGCATCAACCATAGAATTAAACTTAGATGCTTCTATGCGATCACCAAATCTACCATCTCTGTTTTGGGTGTTATATTTGTCAATTGATTTTAAGATTTCCGTTGCCAACTCATTTGCTGATCTAGAAGTCTCGTTACCGTTAAAGAACGGATAGACTTTAGGTACAACATAGAAGATACGTGGGTCAACGATGACTGGCTCAATTGATGCCATCGAATATTTCAGTAGTTGGTTCTTAATACGAGTCTTAGTTGTGGTGTTTAAATTTACACCTGACTTAGAACGAACTGCTATGTAAACTTTACCGTAAATAGGTGGATTTAGTTTCTCACCACCATAAGCAGTAACCGCAGCTGCCTGTGGATATAAAGAAGATACGATATAAGCATAATCGTCTTCTGTGACTGCTCTGTTCTGCGTTGAGAATGACCTAGGAGCACGGAATTTAACAGATAATGCACTTTCTCTCTCAGCACCATCTTCCGAACTGTCTATAGTCCCCAGGGACATGCTGGCAGGGGATATAGGACGGTCTGCAGAGTCAACTGCTGACCCAATAAAGGAGAATTTAGTACATCCGTTAGCTGCATCTCCAGCAGTTACAACATACTTGAGTATAATGAACTCATTATCAATTAATTTACGTCCTAAAACACCATCTCCGAAGACTACCTTGTATCTGAGGTCTTCAGTTTCCTCTAAAAAGTAGTTTCTAGAGGTGGATGTCAATTCTACGACATTTGTGGATAAAGAATACTCGTCAACTTCGACTGATTGCTCTGTTGGTTTAACAGAAACGGTCAAAACCTCAGTATCAACGTTTTCTGCGGGTATAACAAAGTCCTGTTTCTGTGTATCATCAACAGTATAGTGATATGTAAGCAAATTTCCCTGATATATGATCATTTTAGAGAAAGTTGCCACTCCAGTATTCTGATCAACCGATGCTTGAGTGTCTTTTAACAAGCAAAATGGAAATGTGTCTGTATTATTTCTAGAAATGAAGACATCACCCTTCTTAATCGTTACTGTATCTGGGTATGTTTGTCCTCCAGCAAGTGTTGCACACTGTACAACCATCTGTACACATGCTCTTGCCGCTTTAATTGACTTTGGTGTATAATTTAACTGCTTTGCAATCCGTACAATGTTATCTCTTACCGTTGCAGATTCCAAAAACGCCTCATTCATCGCCATGTTAGCGTTAAATGCGGTGTAATAAGTGTTATATGCTAAAGTATCGATCAGATATGACGCAGAAGATCCCTCAAAATCATAATCTGTAAACTCAGTACGTGTACGCAAGTAAGATTTGATCGATTCCTTGATCTCATAGAAATCTAGCGAGGTTAATTCTGATGGAATCGCAGGCATTTTAGGTTCTTTCTAATAGGAACTCGATATTTTGGACTTGTGCTTGACCAACTATCTTATATTCGACAGAAACATCAATATCATTTGTGATAGATGAACTCTCTGGCGACCTTATTTCTACAGAAACAGTCTCAACACGAGGTTCGAGTCTTTCTATAGTATTCTTTATCTCATCCCGAAGATCCTCAGCAAGGAACACATCAAATGGTTCGAATAACATTTGTGTTACTCTAGATCCAATTTCATATTGGAAGGGTCTTTCACCAAAATTTGTAAGCACTAGGTTTCGAACGGACTGTTTTATGGCATTGTCATTACTGACAGAGCTAAAATCCTTAGTGTTTGGGTTCGCTGTAAATGAAATAGCGAAATCCTTAAACGCTCTTGAGAAAAATTTCTCTGATCTAAACCTATAGGCAGGCATTATTCG